GGTTCAGCTCAGCAAAAATGGAACTTCGCACACTTAATGAATCTTTAGGATTAATGGGAGTCAATGAGGGTGCTAACTTTAGGATATATGATATATCCGACGAGTCAAAAATAAACGATTTGTTCAATATGGATAAAAATGAATTTGTAACAAAAGAACAGATGGAAAAGTACTCGAATTATTTAACGGAAGAAATCACTAAAACAAAAAACGAAATTAGTGACACTGTAAAAAGTGGAAATTTTGATCCTAAAAGATTAAATGATTTGTATGAAAAGTACGAAACCTTCAACGAGGGGTTTAAAAAGATAGCCTCTTATCTTGATTACTTAGCAGAAACAATGCAAGTATTGGTTCAAGAAAACAAAAAGATTAAAAAAACAAACGAAAAGTTAGAAGACAGATTAGAAAAAACTAAAACAAAAACTAACAAAATTTTAGAAAAAACTAAAACAAAAACTAACAAAATTATTCAACACAACGATTATCTAGCAGAAAGTCTAGAAAAAGCTATTAGTTATTCAGAATATGTAGCAGAATCAGTTGATAAATCAATTGATTATCAAAATTACATCGCTGAAACATTAGACAAATCTATAGATTTTGCTGAATATATTGCAGAAAACGTTGATAACACTATCAAATATTCAGAATATGTAGCTGAAAACCTCGATAAATCTATCGATTATTCACAATATATCGCTGAAAATCTTGATAAGAATATTGCTTACGCTGAATACATCGCAGAACATGTTGATAACAACATTAAATATGCCGAATATATTGCAGAGCATGTTGATAACAACATTAAATATGCCGAATATATTGCAGAGCATGTTGATAACAGTATTAAATATTCAGAATATATCGGTGAACAACTCGATAATAGTATCAAATACGCTGAATATATCGCAGAAAATTTAACTGATGCAATTGCTTACGAAAACTATATAGCCGAAGCATTAGATAAAAACATCGAATACGGTAAGTATGTCGCTGAAAAACTAAATTCAAAAGGAAATATGATAAAAGAAGCTATTGCAACACCAGAAGAGAAAATGGGCGATTTTAAAACAGATTCTGTAGCTAAATATTATGATGCAGATGAAAATGGAGCAGGTGCACAACCAGTCCAAGGTCAAGCTCAACCGGGCGCTCAACCAGTTCAAGGTCAAGCTCAACCAGGCGCTCAAGCTCAACCAGGCGCTCAAGCTCAAGGAGCTCAAGGCGAAGGTGAAGAAGCTGAAGATGTTGATATCGAAGGCGTTAACGCTGAAGAAATTCAAGATGAAGAAGACAAGACTGAATTGACGCCAGGGCAAGTTGTTAAGATTGATGATGACAAAACAGGTGAAATTTTAGCTATGAACGCTGATAATGGAATCGCTGTTGTTAAATTATCTGACACTGGTGAAGTTCAAGAAATTCAAGAATCTAGATTATCAGTTATTGGTGATAAGATTTATGAATCAGAAAATACACTTAAAAAATTAATATTAAAGCAAATCAATGAGTCTAAAAAACGTGAGGCCTCAAAAGATAACGAACCTCATTTCTTAAACTTCTTAACTGAAAAGAAAAAGGCAGCTTATTATAGCCTTTCTAAATCAGATAAAGAAAAGGTAATAGTTGCAATGAACGAAAGCAAATATTATACATCAGAAAATGAAGTTTTGACTATTATGGCTAAAGCCTTAACAGTAAATGAAAGAAGCTTTAATGATAAGTTGATCGACAACATCCCAGGCGATCTTAGACCAATTTGGGAAAGTTTACGTCCAGAAGTTCAAGGAAGTATTGTAAGTAGTGCGCAATTCTATACTAACCTTACTGAGGATAAAATGGAAAGTTTCTGGAATTCTAGAAACCTTCATGAATATGCAAAAAAGAGCACAGGTAAAGTGACACTGTTAACAGAAAAAAATAACGGTTTTGACAACACTAAATTATCTGACAATCAATTAGATGCGTATTTAAAAAGATTAAACCAAAGGTAACATTATATAAGTGGTTGATAGTCAAAATGGAAAAAAATGACTTTTTAAACCAAATATATAATTAAAAAAAAATTAAAAACAAATGAATTTTATAGTAGACGGTGTGAAAGCACAAAAAAAGTGGGCTCCTATCTTAGACGCTCTCAAGGTCGTTGATGATGACAAAAGAGCATGGATGTCCGAGTATGCAGAAATGCATCAAATGAATGAAAATGTTGGTTATGCAACATTGAATCAAAATGGTATGGGTAATGTACTCGCTCCAGTTATCTCCACAATTCCAGGTTCAACTTGGCAAGGAGGTGGTACTATTGGTAGTGGTGATGTTGCACAAAACCTTCTTCCAGTAGCTATGAAGATTGCTGCTCAAACGATTGGTTTGGATTTAGTAGCTGTTAAACCAACTGCTTCTCCAAGAATCGAATTACTCTTCGTTGACTTCAAGTATGACAATGCTTATGCAGACGGAATTCGTGAAGACGCTGACGCAAAACAAAGACCATTAGTTTTCAAAGTAAAGACATCTAGTACAACTACTGATGCTCTTTTGAAAGCTGCTATCCAAGCTCAATTAGTACTTTTAAGTATTCAAGAAAGAGTTGGTGGTTTAACAAAAAGATGCTGGGTTCATATTGGGGCTGGTGGTGTTGCTACTTATTTTGCAGTTCCTCCAACAACCTATACAAACTGGATGGAATTCTTAGGATTCTCCAGAATTGATGGTTGTCCAATGTTTAGAATCTATCGTCAAGCTGGCTTCTCAGTAGGTTCATTAGTACCACAAGATGCTCAAGGAACAAACGGTCCTTGGGATCCTGCTTTAAATACCTTCCCACAAACTGGGGCTATTACAGGTTATTTAGCAGCTGGTATCGATACTTTAAGTGGTAACACTTCAGCAACTGGTCTTACTGCATCAGGTGCTACATTCTCAATTGAATTAGTATCATTACTTGAAGATCATATCCCAGGTTTCTCAGCTGGTTGGACTTCTAATATGGAAAATGGTTGGGGTCAATACAACTCAAACACTCAAAAATGGGAAGGTGGTCCTATGACCAGATTCCAAGATGAAAAAACCTATCCAGGTGTCATCGGTCCTGACGTATTTACTAAGTCAGTCCAAGTTGGTGATGTTGAAATTTCTTCAACATTAAAGAGAACTCAAATTGAAGATATCAAAGCCTCAACAGGTATGGATATCGTTCAAAAACTTGAAGGCGTTTTAATTAACGAACTTACCCAAGTTATTTCTAAGGAAATCGTTGGTAAGATCAGACATCTCGCTCTTAAGAACAGAGTTTCTTACACAGCTCCAAAATCTCCAGACGGAGTAACATCTAAATTCGACCTCGATGTTGATACATATATTGCAACATTAGGTGGTGCAGGTTTTGGTGGAGCAATGGGTGAAACAACCCACTCAATCCAAAGAAAGCTTATTGCTAAGATCAATAACGCTTCTAACTTCATCGCAACTGATGGTAGAATTGGACCAGCTCAATATATCGTAACTAACGGTAACTTAGCTTCCGTTATTCAAGATATCGCTGGTTATACAATCAACCCAGTTAACGCTGGCAAATTGAATACAAACGGTCAACTTTATCCAATGGGTAATGTTGGTAACATCGCAATCTATGTAGATCCTTACATGAGATGGGATGATAATTATATGTATTTAGGTAGAAAGAATAGTGTTGACCAACCAGGTCTTCTCTTTATCCCATACTTAATGGCACAAAGTATCTCCTTAATCTCTGAAGCTACCTGGGCACCCAGGATGTTAATAAGATCAAGATATGCAGTTGCTGATATCGGATTCTTTCCCGAAAAGCAGTTCATGGCCATTAAAGTCACTGATTCAAACGGTGTTCTTATCTAATCGTAAACTAAACGAGATTTTTATAATCAAGTTAGTAAATCAAGAAAATCCGGCAATGTGTCCGGATTTTCTTTTTTTATGCTTTGTTGTTTTAATATATAATTATATGAAAAAATTAACTGAAAAGGAATTAATCAATAGATTTAATATTATACATGATTATAAGTTTGATTATTCTTTGATGGATTATAAAGATATAAATAGTAAGATTATAATTAAATGTCCAATTCATGGTCCTTTTGAACAAACTGTAAAAAATCATTTAAATGGCAATGATTGTTTTGAGTGTTCTAAAAGAAAAAAATCAAAAACTACTAAAATATTCGTTGATTTAGCAAATAAAATACATGATAATTTTTATAGTTATCCTAATACTAAATATAAAAATAATCTAACTAGAGTTGAAATTGAATGCCCAATTCATGGACCTTTCGAACAATTACCAAAATCTCATCTCAAAGGTTCTGGTTGTAAAAAATGCGGCATAGACAAAACTAAAAGCTTTACTCTTATGAGTTTAGATGATTTTAAGAGAATAGCAAATAAAATACATGATAATTTTTATAATTACGATAGAGTAAAATACGTCAACTCTTACACTAAAGTAGAAATAGTTTGTCCAAATCACGGTCCTTTCTTCCAAAAACCTCAGGATCACATACATTCAAAATGTGGCTGTCCAATCTGCTCAGAGTCCAAAGGAGAAAAAAGCATCAGAATGTTTCTCAAAAAATTAAATATGGATTTTACTCCACAAAAAACATTTTGTGATCTGAAACATAAAAATTGTCTATCTTTTGATTTTTATCTTCCAGAGTATAATTGTTGTATAGAGTTTGATGGTGAGCAACATTTTGCTCCGTTTGATATATTTGGTGGTGAAGAAGCTTTTGATATAATAAAAATGAGAGATAAATTAAAGAAACTATATTGTGAGAAAAATAACATTAGATTATTAAGAATAACTTATAAGGATAAAGATAATATAGAAAAAATCATAAAGGATTTTCTTTCTGTTAAAGAACATAGAGTCGCCAGATTCAAAGATTTAATTTAAACTTTTTCTAAAAAATGTATATAAGGGTTCGAACAAAAAAATCTGAACTTATTGATCGTTGAAAAAAGGATTGATGATGTTTTTGTTTGGTCAAGTGAGAATGGTAGTTTAACAATTGAAATTCCTTATGGTTGGAGAGCAAGGGATAAATATTTTAAATTCGCACCAAACTGTGAATTGGCTAAATGGAAAAGAAAACATCGCGCAGAACTTAATGAGCTTAGAAAAATGTCTGGTGATAAATCTACTTTAAAACAGTGGAGAGAAGAACAGCAAGTTGAGCTCGAAAGAATGAAAAAATTAAAAATGGATTTATTATTTGTTTTATTATCAGTTTGGCCTGATCATTAATGAATAAATCTATTTAATTTTTTCTTAAAACGGCGATAACTACGCTCAGATTACTCTAAAAGTTTTTGTTTCCATTACAGGCCAAAAATATTTTCCATCATTAAATCCTTTATCTTCTGGGAATAAAGGCGCATAATGTTCTGGTAATTTTTCTATCAATCTACTTCTCATTGCTCGATGAAAATTTTCATTGCCCATCCACCAAGGCATTTCAGAACCGCGATCAATATCGTATAATTCTTTTAAAGTTTTGATTTTATGTTTAGTTAGACTAACAATTAAAAAAGCGTTATAATATTCCATTAGTGCGGGTATATATCCAGACTCTACCCAAAGGTTTTCTAAATCTTTTCAATTTTTCTAGCAACTCTTTATACTTTGCTAATTTTTCAGCTTTCGTTAAAAATCACATTTTGACGGCTGGATGATTAGACCATCCTTTTCCTTTGGTACCCTCTAAAGACTTGATAATATAATCCGCCTCTAGTGTTTGTTTCCAACATCTTTTCTTGTCTATACAATCTGCTGATAAAAAAAAGTCTGCGTAAGGTAAGAATGTTTGCATTTTAAATAGATTTTAAGCAATTCATTTTCCAATTTTCATCAAATTGTATAGCTTTTACTTTTGTATGATAATTTATTTCAGTTGTTTCTATATTATCATCGTCTAAATGAAATAAAAAATCACTATGTTCAAAAAACATATACTTAGGTTTAAAATTTGTAAAGTGAATAGAATTTTTATTTATTCCAAGTTTATTTGCGACTTCAAATAGATCCGAATTATCCCATTTCCAATCAGGATCAGTTTCTGGTGGGCGTGAAGTAACTATATGAACATCATACCCTTCACTTATCATCTGTAAAGCAAAGTCTTGTATGTGTTTATTATCTAGAGTTGAATCGAAATCAAAAGATATTTTTTTCATACAGCTTTTAATCTTACAAAGTTAATCATTTTCCCTGTTAATAACAAATAAAAGGATGTCAATATTATTATTGCACCTACTGTATAATATTTAAGTAATCCTATTAAAGTTATTTTACTAAACATACTCATTAAGAAAATGCTCACTCCTGGAACAAATATACTTATAAGAATTAAGAATATTGGTATAGCAACCAAAGATAATCTTCTCAATCTCAATTTTCTAGTTGCTCTTAATGTTTCGTATTCATAACAGCAACTCATTACATTATTAACAAAAGCATCAGAAGGATAACATTCGTCAATCCCTCCAATGTTTTTTCTAATAAAACTATCAATTTGTTCGTCTTTCATAATTAATCTTCAATTGGTGCTTCAGTTGGTATTACTGGTCTTAAATTATTCACATTAATAGTATCATCTTCAAATGTTGCCTCGTCTGGTGTTACTGGTCTCAATAAATCTATTAAAGTTGATGTTGATGTTGATGAGTTAACAACTGTCGTATTAGTTGTATTATCATTTCCAGTATAAGCTATAAAACTTATTAAAATTAAACCTAAAATTAAAATTACTTTTTTCATATATTTCCTTTCTATTTTTTCTTTCTATATTAGACACACGTATACTATAAAGGTTACAATAATCGTGCCGTAAATCAGTAAATAATTGAAATTCAATATATAATTATAGATTGTGGATAAAGTTTTTAAATTTGATGATAATTTTTTCTTTCAGTCCAAATTGTTGCTCGTTTTCACTTATTCTTTTTATCATCATCATTAGATCTCTAATATCTTTAATTTGTCCATTTTTTATATTAGCATATATTATATCTTCGTAGTATTTTAAATCTACTTTATTAATATATTCTAATTGTTTATGAATTGGGATGATTTTTTCTTTAACTTCTTTAGAGTAACAATATATTGAATATACTTCTTCCGGATTTTCTTCGTAGTGAGTATAGAAAGCGTAAGTTTTAAACACGTCAGAATTATATTTTTCTTTAAGAAATTCTTTTATTTTTTCTTTTGTTCCACCGTAAACGTAACTATCATCCAAGAAAATGTAACTAGTGTCTGCCAAATCCTTTGTTCTATATTCTAATATTTTTATTGGATTTAGGGCAACGTCTTTATCTTTTCTAATTTTACCGCTAAGAACGAGTATATTGCCCGGAAATCTTATTTTCCCTTCTTGAACCAATTTATATACCCAAAGACCAAATTCGCCAGATGTGACTATATCAAAACCAGATTCTTCCTTTTTCATAATAGAAAACATTTTTCTTATCAAGTCTATGTTCTCTGGTTTAATAATATAATTTTCTATATTTTCTAAAAATGGAAATGTGAATATAGCGATGTCTTCACCTTTATATATTTGATCAATAAAATTAATGAATATATCAAAATTTTCTTTATTGACTAAATTCTCTAACTTATCAGAGAAAATATCATCGCCGATTTTAACCTTGCTATTTACAAGAGATTGTATATATTTTTTTAATTTATTCATTTTTCTTTTTAATTCTAAATTTATGTAATATCAATTGCCATTTTTCTGCTATTTTCCCATTATCAAGTAAATAATGATTATCTACTTTATTAACTATTTCTCCACAATACATATTATTCCAATCATATACTCTATCACCAATATCAATAATAGTATCATCTTTTACTATTAAATCATCATTCCAATCCTCTTCGTTATATGGATCTAACTCATTAAAATTTTCGAAAGTTTTAATCATTTATTCCTTGATCTTTTTTATCATATAATTCACTATGATTTCAGGAATATTTACACCAGATACTATAGCGAATGTTGGAAAATGTGAAGCGGCATTTGTTTCCATGATATAATATTCACCATTATCTTTATTTTGAATGATGTCAAAACCAATAATATCACTATCTAAATGACGGGATACATCCTCACACATATTTATAATATCTTTAGGAAGAGTGGCTCTTATTGCTTTTCCGCCACGGGCAACGTTAGATCTGAATTCTTTTTCATCAATTCTTTTCTTCTTAATAATTAATCTTACTTTATTCTTTATAGTAATTACTCTAAAGTCTCCGTCATTTGGAATATATTTTTGAATCAACATCAATCTTCCATTCATAGAGAAAGTTTTGATTAAATGTTTCATATCTTCCACTTTATATACTCCTGTTCCTCTATTGGCAGTGACGTCTTTTACAATAACTGGAAAACCAAATTCTTGCTCAACTATTTTTATCACTTTACTAGATAATTTAGTAGCCATAACAGATGGAATATAAGGATAACCAAGAGATTCTAATAAATGAAATTCATACGCTTTATTATCAAATTCATGATAAGTTCCGTATTTCAAATAAGGAACCTCGTTACGCTCTAAATAATTAACTATTAATTTACAAAGAGATGTGAAACTGGATACATGACCGAAGAAAACAAAATCAAAATTCTTCAACATAATACCATTTACATAATAATCATTTCTTATTTTATAAACGTCGTCATAATTACTAAAATCAACTAAAACTTCATCTTTTAATTTTTCGTGGAATAATTTAGTGAATACTCCAGACATAGTTTTAGCTCCTCTGAACATATTCTCTTTATCTTTCTCGCCATGAACGTCAACTGGTAAATCGAATTGTAAAAATAATACTTTATATTTTGTATCAGTTTTGTCAATCTTTTTAAATCTAGACATTTTAAATGGAGATTTATATCCAATTTCTACGTGTGGTTCACCAACATCATATGGAGCACCTCTACTATCAACTACATTTCTAACATAAAAAAATGGTCTACTTCTTAAATATTCTTTCTGATCTTTGTTTAATTTATTACCGAAATCTACACATTTAACATAATCACCACTTTCTATTGGAGTTTCCCAACGAATAAGATCTTCTGGTTTAACTTCTTTCTTTTTCTTTAAAATTTTTAAAAGTTCCTCAGGATCTTTATATTTTTTTGCGTAATCTTTCCAAGAATGAGTAGACCAATCTTCACCACCTTCTCCGCCAGCATAATAAGCTGGATCTGATCCAGGAGCTTCATTTTCTTCTGATGGTGGTGGCAAATCTACTTCCGCACTCACTGGAACTTCATCAACTGGAGCTGGAACAGCTGGTTGATCTAAATTTTCCTCTTCTTTCTTAGGAGTTTCCTCCTTTTTCTTCGAAGGTTTCTTCTTCGTTTCGTTCAAAAAATTAAAATATCTTAACACTTCCATAAAACTATATATTAAATAAAAAAAGAGAAAAATTATATATTTTATCTAATTTTCAAATAAAAGACCGAATTTAATGATTATAAATTAATAGACCACTATAATTTTATATATATTTTTATGGAAAATGGTGGTGGATATACAAAAGAGGAAAAATTATTTTGTTTATTTATTTTTGTAGTTATTTTAGTTATAACTTTTATTTTTATATACCTTTTACATAAAATATTTTAATCAGTGATTTCAGCTAATATATCTTCTTCTGCTAATTTCAAATCTCTCTTAGTAGCTTCAAGTTCATCATGTTCTTTCATCATAAATCCTTTGAATTTCTTTCTATCCGCAAAGATATCAGTCATTACTTGATTTACAACTCCAGTTTCATTTTTAAATACTGTTCCATTTAATAATATAATATCATCTGCCTCAAGTTCTACTCTATGCCCATTAAACACAGCGAAATCTTTAGTCGGTGATAATATTCCTTTATAAGAATCTGCTGATATATTGAACATTCTCATACAAGTAGGATAAAGTGAAGAAAAGTCGTAACAAGCTACCCATACCGCCATTCCCTTTACTGGATCTTTTACCCAACCACCTTTAACGGCTTTTTCTGCTTCAGCAATTACATTATCAGGAAACTCACGATCTAACTTACAAAGAATAACATTTCTTTCTTTCTTTAATTTTCTTCTTAATATACCTTCTGTAACTGGAAGTGTGGAATAAGCATCCAATACTTTAATTCTTGAAAGAGTAGATATGCCATAAAGAATGTCAATCCATTTAGTCTTTTCATGAATCTTTTGAACTAGTATGGAGTCAACTGCGTTATAAAATATAAATTTCTTATAATCAGATGTAGCTAGTGTTTTCAATGATCCTTCATAATTAACCTTTTTAACCCCCAGGATACCATCGGATACAAAGTCTAAGGAGTTGGCTTCCTTTACTTTAATAGTTGAATTCCACTTATCGTAGAGCTCCATATAGTCAATTACAGACCTATGTGCTGGCTGCTCACAATAAGATTCCTTATTTCTTCCACTTTTATTATCTCTTTTGAAAGGCTGACGCAAAACTCTTGTCAGTGATGCTGAAGAAGGATCCACTCCAATCTTTCTAGCTCTATTTACAAGATAAACCCAGTCATATTCTGTGAAATTCCATCCTGTGACTACTGGCATTTTAGGAACATATTTTTCAAAGAAATTCAGCAGCATCTCATATTCATTCTTATATCGAATGAATTTAAAATCGTAATCAGCGTTGAATTTAATAAAATAATTATTAATGTCTTCTCTGATAGATTTCTCTTGTTCTGGCGACAAGGCATCTACACCCATAACCAATACTTTATTTCTAACAACAATAGATATAGATTGAATCATGCCTTGAGCTAAATGTGGCTGAGGTTTACCAGTTTCTAAAATTTCATTTTCTATATCAATAAAGAAAATTTCTGGTTCTACATATTTAAATAATACATCTTGTTCTTCCTGTGGAAGATTATCTAAATAATCATAAACGCTGTAACGATCTGGATTTCTAGTATATACTTTCTTTACAGAACATCCATCCCAAGTTACATATTTCCCATCTTTGTCTCTATCATCATCCGGGCAAACGACATACTTTTGAGGAGCAGGCCATCTATAATGTTTTACTTTAATGTGCCCATTATCCCCAATATAAGATACAATAAGATTATTTGATTTATATTCGTAATCAACAATCATAATCAGTTGTCATTTTTTCATTTTATTTATTTAATATATAAGATTAAAAAGATAAAGTTTATGAATACAGAAATTTTTATAAAAAGAGCCAATATTATCCATAATCATAAATATGATTATAGTTTAGTGGATTATAAAAAAAATTATTTAAAAATAAAAATTATTTGCCCACAACATGGAATATTCGAACAAGATCCGTCTTGTCATGTTTCTAAAAAACAAGGATGCCCTTTATGTGCCGGCGTTAAAAAAATGAATAACGAATCATTTATAGATAAAGCAAATGATGTTCATCATTTTTTATACGATTATTCTTTAGTTGAATATATTAATAATAAAACTAAAATAAAAATAATATGCAAAGAACATGGAATTTTTGAAGCCAGACCTGATAATCATTTAAATAAAAAAAGTGGTTGTCCTAAATGTGCCAATAATATTCTTTATGATAAAAATATTTTTGTAAAGAAATGTAATGTCATTCATCATAACAAATATGATTATAGTCTAGTTGATTATAAAAATGCTCATCAAAAAATAAAAATTATTTGTCCTACACACGGATTATTTGAACAAATGCCTCATTCCCATATAAATGGTGTAGGTTGTCCTATTTGCTCAGAAAGTAAAGGCGAAAAAAAGATTTCTTTCATATTGGATACTTTAAAAATAAAGTATGAAAGAGAGAAAAGTTTTGAAAATTGTAGATATAAATATCCATTACCATTTGATTTCTATCTTCTTGATTATAATATATGTATAGAATATGATGGTCCTCAACATTTTGAATCTATAGATGGTTGGGGCGGAGAAGAAAAATTTAAAGACATTAAGATAAGAGATTCTATAAAAAATGAATATTGTGAAAATAATAATATTACTTTAATAAGAATAAAATATGATGAGAACATAAATTCTGAAATAATGAATATTATAATAAAAAAACTCGGAGAGTAGCGAATTCTCCGAGTTTAAGATAGCCGAAGCTATAACGATCCTAATAATCGTATATTATGCAAAATATTTCTTCATCATAGATTTAGCTTTATAATCACCCACACTAGGTTTACAATTATGTTTATTATATAGATGTCCTATCTTATAGTTTATAGAATCACAAACTTCTTCACCACATTCTAAACATTTGATTTTTTTATAAGGACGTGGAAGCATATTTTCATTAGCTGTTTGTGGCAATACTTTTGTATCCCCTTTGCTTATAGATTGTAACATGACGCCATGATGAGATCTAGCGTCTTTTTTCCACAATTTTCCATTTGGATCATACATATCACATATGATATCGTTTTCATCTTTTGGATTATAACCCGTAACTTTTCTAGTATATTCACCATTTGGAGCTTTTGTTTTAAATGTAGTTCCAACTGGATATTTTTTCATGAAATCTTCAATTGGTGTTTTATTAGAATTTCTTAATGAATTATCATGATCTTTCCAAGGGGTTAGTTCCTCATTTATAAATTCATCTCTTGATTTTACGTTTTTCATATTTCTTATTATTATTTTTCAAATTGATCGAATCTATCATCAACGTCTTCATCTTCAAAATCAGTTTTAGCCACGTCATTTGGAAGAGGTTCTGGATTTTCTTCAGAATAGTCTTCTATTTTAGTTCTTTTTCTAGCTTCAATTGGATTAGATTCATTACCAATATATGGAATTTCATCTTCAATTTCAACATCTTCTTCGTCTATTGGTCCTTCTTCAATATCTTCTTCTTCAATTAAATGACGTTGATTTTCGTTGAATCTTTCCCAATACTTTACCCAACTTTCATTTGGCATTTCTCTTTTATTTCCTTTATTTGGACGCCCTTCTGGATTATCTTCAGTTCCTCTTAAACGATCATTTAAATTATTTGGAATTGGGGCAGATTTTTCATCTTCTTCATAATTTTCTTCTTCACCAGCTTCCCAAGGCACCTTTCCTTCTTCTTTATAATCCTCTTGAACATCTTCTTGATCTTCTTCAGTAGCCATTCTTTTTGGTTCTGTTTCTGGATTATAAGTTTCGCCAACTAGAGTTCCGTCTTCAACGAATCCTTTATCTTCTTCGATTCTATGAACTTTAGGAGTTGTTGCCCAAGCTGGAATTCCTTTAAATCCTTCAACTGGAATATCTTTAATTGGAGTTTCTTTAGTCTTAGCAATTTCTTTCAATATTTCTTTTAAAGTATATTTTTGAATCTCGCCAGATATTCTATCAGCTATGAAAATGTTTTCATTTTGAACACTATCGATAAATCCGTCAATTTTATTAGTTAGAATATGTTTACCAATTCTAAGAAAATCCATCGTTGGAATAGCCCTATTGATAGTTTGTTTTTTTGGAGCAGAAGGAAAAAGACCTTTATTTCCTGGTCCAACTCCCTTATTTTCAACACTCTCTCTTACAAAGTTTTTAAAATCTTTTATCATTTTATTTTGTTTATTTTTTATATCGTTTTATTACCATACTTGGAAGCCAACTCATTAAATTCTTCAATAGTTTCATCGTAGTGTATCATATTTCCATATTGTTTATCTTTTAATAATTCATCTAGATCTATATGAGCCGATAATTCTTCTACAAGATTATGCATCTCTTTTTCATCATAACCTCTTTTGTCCAATTCTTGTAGAATATCTAAAGATTTTAATATGGATGAATTGTAATCTTCGAAATGAATATGACTATAACGTAATTTAAATATTTTCAATTTACTATCAATCGCTCTTAAATGTGCGTCAAAATGATCCAAAAGAAATGGTATATCCTTTTTAAAAATAGATTCATTTATAAATTCATCTCTTGATTTCACGTTTTTCATATTCATATATTATTTTATGGGTCTTCCTATTCTTGGTGATGGGGATGTTGAGCTATATCTAGGCTCGTTCGCTATCCTTGTAGATGGAGTATAAGTTTTATCATATCTACTAGTTTTCATAAGACCAGATGATCTACCACTATTTCTATTTGTTTCTGTTCTAGTTGGTTCTGTATATGGTGTAGAATCTGGAGAATTTACAAACCCATATGATTTAAGTTTATCTACATAGATTATATAATCATCAGCTTTTAAATGATTTTTAAGATAAGTATTAAGATCTTTTCTTAGAGACCACGTTAATTGAGAATTTTTATTTCTCTTATATTCTTCTATGAAATTTGTCATAACATCGTAGATATATTCATCTTTTACCATACTACCTTCACCACATTTATCTAAGGCTTTCTTTAATTTAGATTTAAGAAAAATACCATCAAAAAGTCCTTCGTTGATAATATCTAAACCAACTTCGGTATGTTTTGTTGATTTTTGATCTTTAGCTTTCCAACTTTTTTCAAAATCTTCAAAACCTAAAAGATTATTTAATTTCTTATCGATGCCTTTTTCATCGAAGACATCTTTTCCTGGTTTATTTTCCATTTCATTTATATTATTTTTTTCTAAAACGTTTTTTCCTGTTATGTTTTTTCCAGTCATATGACGCTTTTGATCTGGCACATCACTTTCTGGTCTATTGGGTATATCTGTGCCTTTATGTGTAGATGGATCACCATCTTTTGTATACCCTAAACTATCTTTATTATCCGTTCTTACCCATTGCTCATAAGAATCTATATGTCTGTCTAAAGGATTGTCCCACCAAAATAAATTATTCATTTCTTGTTTGCCTTTATGACTAACAAGATCAGCGATAACTCTATCACCAACATCACCACTCATATAAGTATGTTCTGGTCCAACTTTTATATCTTGAGATTTATTAATTTCATCTCTAATACGTTTAAGTTGATCCACCGTTGTTTGACGTGGTAGACTTTCGTATAATTTTTCACTATGTCTATTATATCTTGGCATTAATGTCTTTTTCTCTTTTTATCCATTGGAATTTCTACAGGTCGAGCATCTCTTTCATGCTCAATAAAATTCCAAACATATTCATCATCTCCTTTTAAATAATCATCTTTTAATAATTCTTTATATTTTATTACCATTTCTTTATACACTTTAAATCTATCATTACTTTCATCTAACTCTACACTTCTAGCATTTCTAGGATGATCGTGAATTATCATCTTATGATGCCAGTTGAAATTAACATATCTTTTGTTTCCATTAGAATATTTCATTTCAAATTCGCACGCGTGTTCGCTAATGATTTTACTTAATCTTAGCTCCCCAGCGTTATATGATTTTTGAAATAGTCTCAAATAATCATCACTTTCGTCGTCGTCATGAGTCATAATAGATCTCCTAAATAGTTCAAAAGTCATATATTCCACAGTATATATAAATTATTTTTTCTTTAATTTCATATAACTCTGAAGTTCTTCCATTTCTCTTTCAACATCTTCTATCATATCTTTCACGTTAGGAAATCCATCTAATAATAAATCGTTTATTTTATCTACTGAATCATGCACTTTTTCATCATATTCATTAAGATCATTTAAAAATTCATCAATATATAATGGTAATGTCTTTTTAACTTCCCCACAAACATGATCTATTGTATTGGCTAACATAGATATCATAACTTTCTTTTCTAGAAGTTTATTTAACACAACATCTATTTTAGCTTCGACATCTTCATCTGTTCCAATAGGAATAGTATCATTTTTATTTTTATAAGATTTTGGTTTAGTTACCAAGCCAAGACCATTACATAATTCGCATTCACTGCCACCAGTCTCCTCTCCAGTGCCGTCACATTTTGGGCATTTGATGGTATTAAGCCCACCTTCAAATATTTTATAAGTTTTTAATTTTTTCATATTTTTTCTAAATAATTTTGAGGTATAGGACCAATTGCGCCAATAAAATATTTTCCATTTTTAACTTCTGTTATATTACCAGAATTCCCCTTTAATGCCCCAGATATAATTTTTACAACATCTCCTTTTTTGAATAAAGATTGTTTTTTTGTTGATGGAGCACTCTGTGTTTGTTTTTTCTTATTTTGTCTCCTTGTTGGTCTATGTTGAGAAGTAGAAAATTTTGGAGCCTTTGTAGCTAGAACTTCTCCTGTACCACCACACAACTCACAAGAATCTTCATCGTCCTCACCAGTTCCTAAACAAATTGGACATTTAATCATGTCTTTCTTTTTAGCCACAACTGGTTTAATTTCAGTTATATCCATTTCATCAGCGTCTTTATCATCTTCGAAATATTCTATATCGTCATAATCATCTTCTTCTAAAATATCATTTTCTTGATTTAATAAAACATCAAGATTATCTTCTGTATATTCTTCCATTTCGTTAATAGTTCGTATGATTTCTTCTAGCTCAGCAAGAGCTTCTGAATCATGAACATTATCGTAAATAGTTTCTACCATTTCGGCTAATATATCGTCTCTACTTTCTAATTCACCTATAAAACCTTGAGTAGATTTTGGAAATTGTTTCATCATTAATTCATGAACGTGCTCGGTAGTATCTTTGAGCATTTTGAACTGAGTTTTAACTTTGATTATATTATTTATAATCACTTTAATCTTCTCATTGATCTCTTCTTTATTTGGATCAGCTGGATGACTAGGACCTGAAGGACCGGCGTTTTCGTAATTCTCGAAAGTTTTTAATATTTTCATGCCCTTATATATTAATTAAAAAAAATGATTTTTATGAAATCACGAATATTCTTCTAACAGATCCGAGACTAATATCGAATGAACTATTAACAAAAGGATTTCTTAAAACTATATTAAACATACATTTTTATTATTTTTTATCCAGCTGTTCCATTTATACTTCTGCCAGCGTGAGTCGCGTCTTGATAAGCCGCTGCGTATAGAGTATCAGTATTATCTATCCAAGTGCCAGTAAAAGTTCCTCCAGCTATAGTGGTCAAATTCAAAATAATTTCATCAGATTTTGAAGAAACTACTCTGTATATGTCAACAGGTATTGCACTGCCATCACTAGCAAAACCACTACAAGTGCCTGATACTACATAAGTTATAGCATTATAAGTATACCATATTCCCATAGATCCAGTCCATAGTGGACCAGTATCTAATCTATATCTTCTAGCTGTTAAAAGATTCATTCTATTTGGATCAGGATCACCATTCCATCTTGTGAAGTTATCACGAGCCGCGGCGTAAATATGACCATTGATGTTTTCACTATCAGATCTCGCTTGTCCGTTATACAATGTTTCCCACCCTGAAGCATTTTGCATTGGATCTCCAGGCATAACTTGCGCTTGTACAGTAATGTTAGTATCTAATGTTCCACCAGTGCCATTTCCTAACGGGCTGTAATTAGCCCAAAATAAAAATCCTACCAAATAATAGTATGTTTCTGGGATAGGAATACTTATTAGCGCCGGTGACGATGAAACACGAGATCCTGTTGCTGTTACATTATCAGAAACGTGTTGATAAACCGTATGAGAGTGAACACTCGATCCACTAGTATGTTTACCAGATACGTAATTTAAAAGTAAGAATCCTGATAAATTCCAACCAGATTGCGCTGTTCCAGATTGAAATCTAACTCTATATAAATTTTTACCTCTTTTAAGCGAAATTCCAGCAAAATTAGCTGCGCCGTTAGCAGCCTGCCCGTCTTTATCTATTCTATGAACTGATGAATATGCTCCGCATTGTACAGTTCCAGCTGTCATTACATATGTTGTTAAACCAGATTGTGCTGCAGTATCACCAGATACTGCTATGTAAAAA